GCCCCCGGCTGCTTGCCGCCGACGCCCGCGATTGAGGCCACCCCGGGCGATGCGCCTCCCGGCTTCGCACCGGCCAGCGCCATCATCTGCTGCTGCTGTAACTGCTGCATCATCACCTTCTTGATTTCCTGGATTTCGGTCTCGTTGGTGATCCCGTCCAGGTTGAGCGTCTTCCGGAGTAGGACGTCCGACTGAGAGAGGATCATGGACAGGCCCGGGTTGGCGAGGAGCACGAGTACCTGGTTCCAGGATTGACGCTCCATCTCCTGGGCAACCGGCGACATGGAAGCGAGATCAATCGTGATGTCGAGGTCGATATTCTCGAGTTCCTCAGATTGAATCTCCTGCCATAGCGTAGCCAACTCGCTCGTTCGAGGATCCTGCATCATCGCAATCGGGTCAGCAGACCTCTTTACCATGATAGGGAGTGCGAGATTGTCGCGTGCGGTGAGCAGGATCAGGCGGGCTACCTGGGCTAGCCAGTCCATGACCCGCTGCCGCGCTGCCGTCTCCCGGATGCGCGAACGTTGGTCAATGATCGAGGCCTGGGTGGCGGTGTTGGAGTCGGCAACGCCGCGCTGCTCCCCGCCCACCGCGCTTACCGTCATGAAGTCCATCTGGGAGCGGTCGAGGTGCGTCCAGTTGGACTGATCGAGCGGGGCGTCGGGCACGGGCCGGAGCGGGTCCTGAACGTTGGCCTTCGCGTAAACGCCGTCGCCTCCGTTCTCCAGCTTCTCCAGTTCGGGCTCGTCGATGGCCCCGTCCATGTAGGTGTAGCGCCGGTAGAACCGCTTGCGGTGAGCGCGCTGCATCTCGCGAGTCTCGTTAACCTCGTCCTGAGGCCCGAGCCACGTGTAGACGGGCGGGAACGGGTAGAACTTGTTGAGGACCTCGTGGAACTTGATGACGGCGAACGGGAGGTAGGTGAAGTCCTCGCCATCGACGAGGAATTTCTTGTGGCCTTCAACCGTCACGTACCGCTTCTTCGCCCTGATGTCCCACACCTTCCAGACCTTGCACATGCCGTTGCGCTGCCGGTGCTCCTCGTCCTCGGTGTCGATGGATGACGCCAGGTCCTTGGTGATCGTTCCCGTGGCCTTGACGGTGGCATTGTTCTTGTAGTTGGGGTTACGCCTGATATCCTCGGCGTACTGCCAGTCGAAGTAGGCAACGAAGTCGTTCCTCGAAAGAACGTTCTTCTGCGAGATGGAGACGCGAAACTGCTTCGAGGGAATACGCTTCAGGTAGACGTTCTCGTTCTCGATAATGCGCTCGCCCTGGGCCACGACATCGCCGTTGGAGTCGGTCAGGGGCGTCTTCTCGTCCTCCTTGAGGACCGGCTTCCCGGCGTCGGGATTGTCGATCCAGTTGGCCGAGTAGCCTACCTCGACGACGCCGAACGCGAAGTGAGCCTCGTGCAGCGCCAGCCCCGTCTCGACGTCGAAGTTGAAGTCGGGGTCGTCGATGTACGTCTGCACCGTATCCTGGCAGAGGAGGGCGCGCTTCGGCGCATCCGATCCCAGGGTGCGCATCCGCTCCGGGCGGGCCTGCATCTGGACCTTCGGGCGGGAGAATGACAAGGTGGGACGGTTGGCCTCGATTGAGGCATAGACGAGGTTGATGCAGTACATCTTCTTCGCCGTCTCGTCGTCGTACCCGCGAAACTGATCGCCGAGGTAGTAATCCTCGAGACGTTTCACCTCGTACTTGTCGGACCACTTTTCGTAAAGCTTATCAGCGGCGCGGAGGCGATCCTCCCACGTCTTGAGGCGTTCGGCGTCAGTTGCGCGGGCCATGGCGGTACTCCGTTACTGTAGTAGTTACTTCGAGGCTACTTCTTGTTCAGTTTGGGGAGCGAGGGGAGCGTCGATCCGGGGCTGACGCCCACGAACTCGCGGTCAATCGACTCGTTGATGTTGTCCCGGACCGCAGCGGAAGCGGTCGATAACGTCTCGACGGGCGTCGCGGTCGGCATGTCGGCCTCGTCGGCGATCACGGCCGGTTCGACGCGCACGAAACGTGTGTTGATGCGCTGATTGCACCACCACTGGCCCAGTTCCTCGGCCTTCTTGGGGCTGGAGGCGGTAATGAGCGCAGATTGGACGCCAATGGTGCCCTGGCGGTAGCGGAGAGTGTACAAGTTACTGGTCATCTGAGTTCTCCTCGTGAGATACAAAACCAAACTCTTCATCCATGATGTAGAATTTGAGCCAGGAGCCATCCGGGAAGTGAAGCTGAACGTAGGATAGACCATCCTCCAGAAACTCATCGGCATCATGCTGGGTAATATCGGTGATGGTGCGGCCGATAAAGGTACCAATCAGTTCGCGAATGTTAGAGTAGGTTTCGTCCATAGGTCAACGACGCCTCAAAGCGGCCTTGGCGCGTTTAATCTGAGCCTGCTTGGCCTTGAAAGTCTTTCCCGAACCGACCTTGATGGTCTTAGTCGGGGAAGGACGGGACATCAAGCCATATCGGAGGGTGTCGAGCGCGTGGTCGTCGATATCAGTGTCAATATCCTCGGGGTTGTTCTTGTCGGAGACGGCATTGGAGAGGGAGCGGATGAGGTAGCGGCAGTCCGGGTGGATCACGAGCGTCGGATTGCCGTCTGACCTTATTCTGAGGTTCTCACGAACGCGCTGCCAGCCCGAGAGACGCCGGTTATCGCCCGGGACCATCGGAACGCGATTCGGAGGCTTCATGAACGTCTCGGAGATGAGTTCTCCGGTATCGTGCGAGGTCACCTTCCACAGCGACGGGTCCGCGATGGTATAGCGGACGCGCTGAATGTCGTGGTCGCGGGTGCGCTCGTGGATCTCGGTGCTAACGTCATCGACGAGGGTATGCGAGAACTTGTATTCGGCGCGAACGTAGTTAATGCCATCCGGAAGGCACGCGATCCACAACACGCACCCCGGGTTGACGTAGCCCCAGTCCATGCAGCGGAACCACTGCACCGACGATCCCGGGTCGCCTAAATCCTGAACGAACGGGGCCCGCGGAACAAACTTCTCGAAGAATAGTCCAGCGACCACGTCCCAGTTATTGTAGCGCAGCTGCTCGTAGCGCCACGTTTCAAGGAGCGCCAGGTCGGCCTCATAGGCATCGTCGAGGTAGGGGTTATCTTCGAGGCGACCGGGAATGTAGACCCAATCGGAGGGATTATAGACCTCGCGAAAGCGCGCCGGATAGTTCTCCCAGACGGGATCGTGGTCAATGAACAGCTCGCGCAACATCGAGGAGGACGGGCCACCGGGGTTGGTATAGACACGGAACAACCCTCTGATGCCATCCCGCAGTAACGCTATCTTCGTGGTCCGGGCTCGGGTCGAAAGTTCGCGGAGGGCCTTAGGATCGAACAGCGAGCCCTCGTCAACCATGATCTCGTCGCGCTCCCGGCCGAGGTACTTCTTGACCTGGTTCGCGTCGTCCATGTGCCCGCCCTCGATGATCGACTTCTTGCCATCGGGGTGGGTGAAGACCATCTGGCGGTTTGTCTTCGAGAATACCGCGTTGATCCCATACTCCTGGAAGATCAACTGCTCCTTGTCCATCAACTCGAAGTGGGTTGATTCGAGCTCGCCCCACGTCTGCCGGAGGATAAGGCCGGTGTAGCCCGGGTAGCGGAGGGCGCGTCGATACATCGCCCAGCGGCCCGCGTACGACTTGGTAGAACCGGCCGCGCCTCCTCCCAGCAGGTAGCGGGCAAGGCAGGCGTCAAATTCGACCTGTCGAGGGAGGGGGACGTATAGGTAGATGGTCTTGTTGGTGCCGTCGTCCCCCTGCTCCTGGACCCAGATGGAGTGGGAGGCCTGGCGATCGCGGCAGTCGCGGGTACGGCACCAGAAGAAGTCCCCGATGCGCACAAACGAGGAGCCGCACCAGCAGCAGACCTTCTCGATGCTGGTATCGCGGTGCTCCGGGATGCCGGTATTGCGCTGATCGGAGGCGGCTAAGGCGCTACTCGCGTGCGCGCTACTCAGGGACATCCGGCACCTGCGGCGTAACGTTTATTGCAGAGCCTGCAGGAGCGGATTCGATGAGGGGTGGAGTGGTGCCCGCGCCGATGAATACGTTAAATTTGGGCCCCGAGGTGCCCGAGTCGCGGTTCTTTCGAGGCAGCACGTCCAGCCGGTCCAGCACCTCCATCGACTCCTGGACGTTCGCATTGCTCACGACACGCCTCGCGAGGCGCTCAGCGCTATTTTCGAGGACCTTCTTGGCGATCGGAGCGGTCGAGGTATACTTCTTGATGAACCTCGAAACCACGGAATGGTTACGTCCGAGGGCCTCAGCGATCGCATTGACCGCGATGTTCTTCGAGAAATATGCTTCGAGGATGATGACCTGCTCGTCGGTGCTCAGGTAGGTCGATTTCTTCTCCTGAAGCTCCTCCATACGCTTAATCTGAGGGCGGAGGGCCTCGATTCGGCGGTCGGTGTCGGCCCGGTCCTGCGTCAACATATCCTGAGTGACCCGGGCCTCCTGCTTGAGGGCCTCAGCGTGCGCCGGTTCGAGGAATTTAGGCCTCGGAGGATGCTTCCGGTCACTCTTGAGGGGCGTGCGGACCCTCACGCGGCCCACTTTACCCTGAGATTTGATGCCAGGGAGCTCTACGGGGTTGCGGAGGGCCATTTCGAGGCTCAGGCTGTAGCGCTAACACGCTTGCGGGTGGATGTGGTGATAGCTCCCTTGCGGAGGTCAACCAGCATCATGTAAAACTCGTCGAGGGAGATGCCCTTGGCCGTGGCAATGAGGGCAGCGGCGGGCAATGAGGGGAGGCGTTGGCCGTTGAATATCTTCGAGACGTGGGCCATCGAGAGGCCGGTGCGGCGGGAAACTTCCCCGAGGGAAATTTTCTTGCCAGGGGTGGCCCGGTCCCTGAACTTGCGGTCCCCGGGCTTCTCGTAGCGGTTACTGGTAGCCATATCGGTGATCTATACCTCGGTTAACGTAATTCGGAGGGCTGCACCCTGAGGGGGCCTAATCTCGAGGCCTCACCTTACGGAGCCCAACAGCAGCGTCAGTACCCAGAATGCCAGACCCAGCGCCACGAGGTTGACCCTCGAGGGGAAGTTGGCGGCGGCGGCGATGAAGCTAATGAACGCGAACACCAACAGGATCAGGGTCAGGACCGGCATAAGCCCTCCATATAGCTGCAGATTGTAGCACAGGGCCGGTCCCGGTGTCAAGTGGCCCCTCGGAGCGGCCTCAGACCAGCCTCAGAGCGGCGCTAGGCGCGGCCCGAGCCGTGGCCCCCCCACCAAATGGGAATCTTGCTTCGCAAGATTCCCATTCCCCCCTCATTGACGTTTATTCCAATTAAGGTTATTCTGAGGGAATAATCCTTACCCCTCCACCCCCCCAAACCCCCCCGCCCCCCGGATTGTAGGATTTTTTGTGGAGGCCTCAGATTAACGTTAATTGGAGGGAATCGAGAATACCTAATGAAATGCGCGAAGCGCATTTCATTAGTAGGGGAAGCAACGTCCCGGTTTAGTGAGTTTGCTGGATTATGGTGCGAAGCACCATAAACATTCAAGCAAACGAACGATGGGACATAAAAGCGAACTCAACCACGAGTCAATATACATTCATTCATTTAAAACCCGGACGAACCCACGGAGCTAAGGCCTCGAGAATACGTGGCTAGGGCCTCGAAATATGGCCTCGGATGGGCCGCGGGTCAATATTGCTATATGGTTTTAGACTGCGATAACAGGGGAGGGTCTATTGGTCTGTTCGCGGGGGGTGCCCGGTATTGCCCGGCGGGCGGCACGCGCCTTGAATTTTATTGGATCGGCGGGCGGGCGGCGTTGCCCCCGCTCCCCGGCGCGCGATTCCCGCGCGCTGCTCCTCTGGAGGTGGCCAATGGCCATTCGTTCCTCGCGTCTTCCTTCTCTCCCGTCCCTCCGCTCGACCGGCGCTGCCGTCAAGCGCCCCTGCCAGTGCGGCTGCGGGCTGCTCTGCGGCAACATGTTCCGCCCGGGGCATGACGCCCGCCTCAAGTCGGGCGTCATCGCCCACCTGAACGGGATGTCCCTCGCGGACATCGCGGCCCACATGGGCGCGCCGTTCGCCTCGGCCGTGATGGCCACGTTCCTCAACGCGGACCGCCTCCGCACGTGGGACATCACGGTCCCCGAGGATTTCCTGCCCGGGGTTGCGGACATGGAGCAGGTCGGCTAGCGCCGGCTCCACCGGCTGGGGGGCTTCGGCCCCCCGGCCTTCTCCTTGAATTAACGTTTTCTGGAGGTTGAGATGATTAATTGGGTTGGCCAGGCTACGATGTGCGTGATGGTTACGGTGCTGTGTCTGGGTCTCGCGGTGGCGTTCACGGGATTCATCGCGGCGTGCACCTACGGGATCCTCAAGTCACTCTACGAGGGTATGGTATGCGGACGTTGATGGAGGGCGTGGTGGGCGCGGTCATCCTACTCGCCCTCCTCGCGTTGGCGTTCCTGATCTACTGATCGGGGCGGGTTGAAGGTCGGGGGCGGGCGCGGTCCGCCCCCCTCCTTGAGCCTGTCGCGTAAGGTTCGTTGCTCCGATGTTGGTGCACCCGCCGGGTCGTGGAGGGAGGGGACTGCCCGACGTTCATTTACAACCAACGTCCCAACCAACCTCAGCATAAACGTTGGTAGAGCCGACCGAGAGCCGACCGACAAACGGGAAAAAAAAAGAACGGAGGAACGGAGGGACGGAGGGACGTAGGAACGCAACGGGAGGCCGACCTGAGGCCGACCCGCGAGCGCAACGCATTAGGAACGTTTATGACCAACCTTCTAATGAAACATTACCACGACGTCCGCCCGGCGCGGCGCTTGCACTCTCCGGGGGCGGGGGGCGGGCCCCGGCGGGCCGCAATTCCGCGGCACCCCGCGCAACCCGCAACCCCACTCCCAATTGGAGGGAATGACAGATGGCAAAGAAGAACACGACCCCGACCCGCAAGATCGCACTCCCGACTCTGCCGAGCCTCAACAAGCTGTCGAGCAAGTCACTCGCACCGTGCATTTGCGGATGCGGGGGACAGACGCAGTCGGAATTCGTGGCCGGACACGACGGCCGCACCAAGGGGCTGATCCTGAGGCTGACGCGGAAACGGATGACGATGGACCAGATCGAGGAGATGCACGGCACGATAGGCAGGGCGATTGTACGCGGCCTCGAGCGCATGATGTCTGAAGGTGATCGCATGGAGCGCTGGGGGATTGGCGACGAGGTAACTGCCTACCTCAACGCCGAGGCGGAACCCGAGGAAATCGCTGAAGAGGAAGCGGCGGGTTAACGAACGCACGCCTCAATTCGAGGCGCGGGTTGATCGAGTCCCGGATGCGCTAATTCGAGGCATCCGGGCCTCAAATGAACCCGTTGATTTAAGGCTCACGAACCCGCTAAACAAATGCGGGGTGACAGCAGACCAATGAAGGCGCGCCGGCTCGTGGAGGGAGGAGACTGCCTTGCATTAAGTTACAACGAACGTTACCACCAACGTTACAACAAACATTCTCGAGGAAGCCGACCAATGCGATCCGCGGCATCCGTTGACCGACCGACCAATTTAAGGAGAGCACGTAGGGACGGGCATGAGCTTAAAGTGGCCGACCAGGAGGCAAGGGGGCGGAGGAAGGGACGGAATAAATAATGCGCAGGCCCAGGGCAAGGCCTAGGCCAACAGGCCGCTTGCCCTTTAACATGCGCGATGCTGATTGTAAATCAGCATCGCCACATTATTCTTAACATGCGTTCTCCATTAACGTTGGATAATGATATCGTACCACGACTTCCCGCCGGCACGGCCCTTGCACTTCCCCCGGCGGGGCCCGCGCCCGCCGCGCCCCGACCTCGAGATTGAACGTTTCAACCGAGGGCTCCAATCAAGGAGGGAATGAGAGCATGGTCGACCTACCGAAACTGCCGCCGATGAAGCGGCCTCGAATTAAATCCAACGTTCACCCCGTAAGCGCGGCCCTGAAGAAAGCCAAGGCCGCACTCAGGGACAACCCGAGCCTGAAGCCCGCCGATAGCAACTGGGGCGCACAGGCACCGGGCCGGTGGTACGCCGTCGATCGGAGCGTCAACCCGAGGGACGCGGTCGCCGGGGTGTGCGAGGCATGCGGCGAGCCCACTCGCGCCCTCGACCTTAAGCCAAGGCGTCAGCTGGACGGGACGGACGCGTGGATCTGCAAGGAGTGCAAAGACGCCGACGTGCCGAAGGGGGAGGCGGTGCCCAAGATCAAGCGCAAGCCGGTTGAGTTGGTCCAGGTGGCAACGGGAGGGATGAGCGTCATGCGGGCAATGCTCAACGAACTCACCGCCGTGGGGATCCGGCGCATGCGATGGCACCCGCCGATGGGGCTCCACTCGTTCGCCGAGCCCGAGGAGATCAAGGCGGCATTCGTAACGGCGGGGCACATCGCCAACGCCATCCTGAGGGAGGGAGCGAAGTGAGCGACGAAGCATTCAAGAAGTGGCTCAATCGGCAGGGCGTGGTGACGCGCCGCGTGATCGAGCTGACCTACGTAGTGGACGTGATCAGCCCGACTAGCGCCTCCGATGATCAAGTCGAGGCGGCAGTGTTCACCGCGCTGATCCTGAATCCGGACAGCGTGATCCTGATGGCCAACGGGAGCGGACAGGGGCACGCGATGAAGGCCATCGTCGAGAAGGTCAACCTGAGACTGAAGGAGGTAATGAAGTGAGCCTCGAATTAACGGTAACCGTCCGCAACCACAACGACAGCCCCGAATTGGCGGTCATCGAGTTGCGCAAGGATGGCACCTGGATCGACGACATCGCCGTATACAAGCACCGGCTCGGCGCACCCGAGGTAGTGGCCGCAATCGACGACTGGTTGAGCGGCCGGGACGAGAGGACGCAGTGAGCGCCCTCGAATTAAGGCGTCGAGCCGCCCAGGTGATCCAGGCGGCGGAGGTGAAGTGCGCCGATTGGCAGGACGTAGAACCGGGCGACGTGATCGGACGAATTCGAGGCATACTGGCAATCGCCCACCTCGAAGCGGCCAGGACGTTGAACGAGTACTACCAGTACAGCTACGCCATCGAACAGGCGGCGATAGCGATGGAGTACATGGAGGGGGAACGATGACGCGACGATTCATTGTGATCACGATCGAGGCCCCGGAGGACTTCACCGCCGACTACGTGGAGGAGTTGGCCGGGGGATTCGAACAGGACCTGAGGGAGCGCCTCAGCGATGACATGAAGATCACGACCCAGTGCGAGTGCCACTGGACACCGGAACCGGAGGGGGGCGCGTAATGACGCGAGCGAAGGGTAAACGCGAGGCGCGGGCCGTAGAGGTCCGCGCCTCAAGTGAACGCAAGTGCCCGATGTGCGGCGGGACGTGGAAGTCGCACGACATCGACCTGTGGGCGGAGCACGAGCGCCACCACCGCGAGATGAAGGCGCGGCACAAGGAACTGACACGACTGATGAGGAGGGGAGCGAAATGAAGCGTACCTTCGAGTTGACGCTTAAGGTGACGTGGGATGACCTCGACGGGGGCATCGAGATGACGGCGGACGGCGTGGCCGACTGCATCGACGCCCTGATCACCGAGGCCCTCGACCCGCGCAATGGCGTGGTCTTGAACGGGGGTGGGATCACGACCGAGACGGTAAGGTGCATCGACACAGGAGGGCAGCCGTGAAGCGAATCCACGTAGCGGTATTCGGCCACTACGACAGCCGGGGCGGCACTATGGCCCTCGAAATGGATGACTTCAGCGAGGCGTCCCTTGAGGCGGCGAGGCGTCGATACGACCGCGACGTCTTCGGCATTGGAGAGGACAGCGACGCGATTACCCAGACCGCCTACGGGACGGAGGCGCGGGCAGCGGACCGGATCGTCCACAGACTCCTGTACAAGGACACGACCCCGGGCGTGGCCGACTTCCTATACGTAGCGGAACTGACGCTCCCACTCGGCCTCGAAGACGCGCAGGGAGAGCTCAGCTACCCGTACAGCGAGTCCACCGACGTGCTGATCGAGAAGGTCGACTCACCCGGCGGCAACCCGGACCAGCCCGACGAGAACTGGAAGTGGGGCGAAGGGGCGGTAAGGCTAGAGCTGGTCGATGCGACAGACTTAAGCTTCAGCGATTTGATGGCCGAGGACGACCTAGACCACGAGGAGACGCTGGAGCTGATGAACGCCGTCCACATCCCGGATAACCCGTACGGAGGCAACATCGTCCGAGGATTCGCCACCGACGACGTACCGGCGATCATCGCGATCCGAGCCGCCTACTACAAGCGGCATGCACGGCGCGAGGACCGCAGGCACCAGCGCATCACGGCCCGAGCCACCGTGCTCGACGTACCGATGACGTGGGAGTGGGGCGACGACGCCTACGGATTCGTCCTCGTCCGCAATGGGACGGGAGAGGAACGGTGACCATCATCCTCAAGTTCAAGGACGGCCGCGAGCAAGCGTACGACGCGCTCACCAGCGTTGAATTCTGGGATGGGTCGATCCGATTCCGCTGGTGGACGCCGATCTCAGCCCTGGCCAAGCGCGACGTAGCGTTAGCCGATCTAGCCAGCTTCGAGATTAACTGGAAACGTATCAAACCGGAAGGAGACAGTGCAGTGAAACAGGACCGTAAGGAACAGCAGACGCGGCCCAGGATCATAACCTGGTCCACCGACGAGGCAACGACCTTCGAGTGGGTCAGCGACGGTTGGTTCATGGTACGCGACCGCCACAAGCCTGGAGCCAAGGCGATGTACGACCGCGCCCGCGCCGCCATCGGAGCGGCCGATAACGTGGTCGAGGCGATCGCCAACCTTGAGGAGGCCGGCTTCGAGGTGGAGCGGGTAGCAACGGAGGACGCGGCAGGCGGCGATAATGAGGAGGGTAGCATTGACTAGGCCAATCGACAGCCGCGACCTCACCCAGGCCATCTACGTCATGGCCGCAGTGGCCGAGGCGATCCGCGACCTGACCACGATCAACGGCGGCGTACCCTCGGGTGAGCTCTACGCGATCCTGATGGGACGGGGCGTAGGCATCACCGACTACCAGGCGATGATCGATAAGCTGGAATCGGCCCGCCTAATCTCAGTGAAGAACCACTACATCCGCTGGATTCATAAAGGTGCGGAGGCAAAGTGAGAAAGCGCGACATGGACAAGAAGCGCGGAGAGAGCAGGATGGAGCGAGAGCAGGAGCGGAAGGCAAACGAGGCCTCCGCCTACCACGCCCGCATCCTCAACTACATCCAGGATCCGACCAAGTGGCTCTACGACGTCTGCCCACTCAAGCGCCACAAGGAGGGGCGCGAGCCGGAACTGGGGTACTTGATGAAGTTCGGCGGGCCCCGAGTGTACGCGGGGAACATGTTCATGGCCAAGCCGGATACGCCGTACACGGAGTACGCCGGGTTCGAGGAACTGCTGGACGACGGCTGGAGGGTGGACTGATGAGCGACGAGCGCGACGAGACAAACGCGGGGGGCTCGACGGTACCCCCCGAAGAGGGCCCAGGAGCGACATACGAGGAGGAGGACGCGAGCGAGCCCACTCCGACCATCCTATACGTGAACGCCTACGCGGTCAGCCGACACTACGGCGGACCGGAGGAGGGCGGGTGGTGGTACGATTCGGGGCGCGTACTGGCCTCAGTGCCGATCTCAGCCGACGCCTCCGATGCGGACGTCGCGACCATCAGGAAAGCGTTGACGGGCCTGCTGGGATGGCCAAAGGATCCGCCATCGCAGGGACGGTACAGCGTGATCGGCGGGAGCGACTTCGAGGTCTACGTCGAGGATCACGTGGGACGGGAGTGGCCGGAAGAGACGCCACACTACGAGTAATGCCGACGTACCAGTGCCCGGTGTGTGGAGCGAAGCGGGTGGCGCGTCCGAACTGGACGCGCACCCTCAAGTGTAAGGGGTGCGGGACGGAATTCCCGACTGACGGGAACCGCGTGCCCGACGAACCGGAGGAGGAGGAGAGCGATGGTAGACAGAAGAGAGATTAACCAGCGGTGGTACGGCGACTTCGACGAACGGCGGATGGCGTTCGTGATGTACGGGACCGACGAGGACGCGGACGGAGACGACCAGGAGGAGGACGAGGAGACGGAGGAGGAGGAGGAGGCGGAGGAAGAAGAAGACGACGACGAGACGGAGGACGACGAGGAGGACGAGGAGGCGGAACCCAGGAACGTGTGGCTGGTCCCGGCCCGGTACGAAGTGTGCGGCACCTGCGACGGGAAGGGTAAGCACGTCAACCCTTCCATCGACTCCAACGGACTTACAGCTGAGGACTTCGACCGCGATCCGGACTTCTTCGGCGACTACATGAGCGGGATGTACGACGTGCCGTGCAACGAGTGCCACGGACGGCGCGTCTCACCGGTACCCGACTGGGACCGGATGGATGCCGCCTCGAAGAAGCGCCTGGAGCGGATTATCGACGAGCATCACGCCGACGAGGTCGAGCGCTGGAACGAGCGGCGCATGGGTTACTGAAAATTGAGTCCACCCTTGTAGGACTTGACAGTAGCCCCGGGCCAATGGTACAATCGGACTTGAGAGAAGGCGGGGGGCTTGTGGTCCGACCCGCTCGATTGCGCGAACAGCGCACCGCCTTCATTCATTCATTGAGCGACGAGAATCGCTCATTCTTTAACGCAGCAACATTTCTCCAACCGGAGGGAACGCACGTGAAACTTTCAGCAACGATCCTCGCATTCGCGGCAGCCGCCGCATTCGCAACCTCAACAACAACCGAAGTCACCGCACAGGGCGGATCGAGCGGCCGACCATTTACCGCGGCCAAGATCGACGCCAGCGCGACGTACGCCCAGCATTTCACGCAGGCGGTGGACGGCAGCTGGAACGCGAGGGAAGTATTCAAGCTGTGCCCAATGGCAGCCACGAAGGGCAAGCGCGGCGAGAACATCAAGTACGCCGCCGTCGCAGTTAGCAAGGAATGCCCGGAGTAGGGAGGGAGGAGATGGTGAACACGGATAGCGGATTGAGACTGACACTGGACAACGGCGGGGCTCCCATGAGGGGGGCCCCGCAGTCATTAACGCTGAGCGCCGAGGAGGTGGCGACCTTGCGCACCATCTGGCGGTGTGAGGAACGCGTGG